CCTCACGGTCTAAAGGCTTTCGACCTCGATCTTTTTCAGGGGTGTCGTCGACGATTTCGACCTCAAACGAATCAGTTTCCGTAGCGGATGCTGAGTCTTTTTCGTCAATCTCGTCAGGGAACTCGAACTTATCTTCCATTTTTACTCCTTAAGCGCGGCTTAGGCCGCGAGGGTCTTGCACAACAGCCTCAACTTGATCGTCGTTAATCAAGCGAAACTCTTTTCCGTAGATTTTGAAACGCGTACCGGAATACGTACGCACGAGTACAAAGTCTCCAGCCTTACACCACGGTCCCCCGGGGAATTTAGCTTCGTCTCTGTACGCGTCTGGTCCTACCCGTAAAACAAACAGAGCCGTTGTGGCATGCTCTTCTTGTTTCATATATGCGTCGGCTTTCACGATTTCGGAGTTCGCAAACGTGTCCTCAACATCGGGTACAACACATAACAACTTCCACCCTTTAGGTTCAGGCAAAGCCGTGGCTTTTTCCTCGTCTGTTGCGCTGTCTTTGGGGGCATCCGTTTGTTGGATGTGCTTAGGTAGGGTTAACCCCGGAGGCAGAATGATTTCACTCATCTGATTGTTCCACTTTCATAGCAAGGTCAATGACATAACGCTCTGCAATGGCTAGACCTTGAATGACACCACAGAGTTTTTGATACTGGTCGAAAGAGCGACAGTTCCCGCCCGCGCAGTCATCTGCGTAGTTGTTCATGTCGGTGCGTATTTGTTCGCGCAATACGCGTGCGAAGTCTTGGATCATCGTTGCTGATTACCTCGTTTTTGTGCATCTGCACGGGACTTTGCGATGTCGATGCCCATCTGAACACCGGCACGTTCTTGGTCTGCTGCCATCTTGGCCTTGGAGTTCTCCATATCAATGGCGACTTTCATGCCTTCTAGCTCCAAATTGCCCTCGATCTGACGCTCTTTGAGGCGCAACTCGTCGGCATCGCCTGCGGCTTCGACCTGTAGTTTCTGCTGCTTGAGCTGCAATTCCTGTTGTTTGATCTGCAACTCTTGTTGTTGCATTTGCAACACAGGGTCCTGAGCTTGCTGCTGCTGTTGCTCTTTCTGAGCGTCGGCTTGGTTCGTCTGCAAAACTTGCTGCGCCGCCTTCGCCATCATCCCTGACAGGGCGATCTCGATCTCTGGCGGTAGTTTCTCGTCTTCTGGGGGCAACGACATGCCTAGCTGCTGCTCGATCTTCTGACGGTAGCCAAAACCAACGTGCTCAGCAATGTGCGCCATCATGGAGGCCTGCAGCATTTGGGCTTGTGGGTTCTGACCAATCAGCTTCATGATGAGGGGGTCCTGCATCGCAGCCATGTGCACAGCAATGTGGGCCTGATGATCTTGGTACTGGAACGCCTTGACCGGGGAGCCTTTGAGCACGTCTTGGTTCTCTGTGACCGGATCTTTGGGCTTCTGGTCATCAGGCAGCGGCACGAGCTTATCGGCATTCTTAATACCCAAAACGTCCAACATACCACGGTGTAACTCAGGCAAGTTGTATATCTGCGGGGCAGACTGCGCCAACTGAATGACCGCTTGGTACTGCACAACACGCTGAGACAGTGTGGCGGCGTTGGGGTCGCTCACAGGCATGATGTTTACGTTGTCGTAGTCGCCACCCTTAGCACGGGGTCCGACTTCGCCGTCTGGCTCGTAGGTGTACTCATCCGGTGTGTAGTCCCGAATGATGCCTGCCAGCAGTTGAAGTTCCTGCTTTAATGCAAAATGTACACGGGCCTGAACAGCCGTCATCACCTTGAGCTGGCGCTCCAACAGCGCCAGAGTAGAACCAACGGGAGAGTTGGCACTCATGTCAGAGACCTGCAGGTCTGCTGTTGCGGCAAAACGACGCCCCTCTTCAACCACAGAGTTCAACAACGTGAACAGAACTTGTGATGGCTCTTTATATGGCAGCGGCAGGATGTTGTCGCGTAGTGTGCCGGAGCCTACGTCAGCATCGCGGAACTCACCGGGAGCGATTGGGGTGTCATCTCCCTTAATACGCAAGCCACGGGACTTCAAACCGCCGGGCAGGTTCGACAGCGTACCAGCATCAATAAGCTGGCGCATCAGAGACGTGGCACTGTTAGCAAACCCGCCGATCAGGTGGAACAGACCGAAGCCGTACGCACCGAAGCCGGGGATGTATTGATAATGCACAAAGTGCTGCCGCTTGAGCTTTAGCTCGTCATCTGGGCGCCAGTTGCGGCGAATAGACAACACTTGGTTGGTTCCGCGCACCATCGTCACCACATACGGCAACGCGATACCAGTAGGCTCTCCGTCCTTATCCTTGTCCTCAAAGCCGGGAAGGTCCAAGTCGACGTGGGACTCGTACAACGTGAAGCGGTCGTCGTTAAGGTCGCTAAAGCCCGTCTCTTTGTCCTTGGCCTTATTGATCTCGTCGGTCGCTTTGTCAGGGTCCCCGATGTCGTCATCTAGGTAGAAACCCGCAACCTGCAGCTTCAGGATGTCGTTCTTGGTCTTGCGCATCACGTGCGTTACACGGTAGCAAGTCTGGATCTCGGATGTGCCGTACGGCAACAAGATGTCCTCAGCGGGGACAAACACAGACACCTGACGTCCCAAATTGGGATCAAAGTAGACTTTCTTGAACGCAGACCCAGTAGCGGGGAGCGACCACAACATACGCTCGTGCTCTGGACGGAACTCCTGCATAACCTCCGTTAGTTGGAAGTTCATGTCATCTTGGACGCGAATACTGGCTTCTTTTTTCTCAGCGGTCTCTTTACCAATTATTTTTGTACGAACGGGCCCCTGCGCAGGGAAGGTCTCCGTGATTGTCTCGCTCTGAAATCGTACCACAGCTTCCGTAATCATGGGGTGGAAAACACCGCTCGCTCCGTTCCACGGCTCGGTGCGCTCCTCAATCTGCAAACCCATTAACTTCAGGCCATTAACGTAGGCCTTCTCCCAGTCACCGCGCGAGTTGCGGTCGGCATCAATATCGCCAGATAGCTGGGAGGCCATCTCTTCCAAGGCACCTTCGTCTAGCTCTGCGGCCAAGTTGGCATCGAAGTCATCCCCCGAGAACTCGTCCTTAGATATGGTCAGTTCCATATCCCCCGTACTGATTGTTACCTCTTCGGGGTCTACGATTTCAATTTCAATCGCTTCTTCTGGAGCCATCTCTTCTAGGCCCATAGGTGTTTGGTATAACGCTTTGTCGATGTTGGTAGCCATCAAATATCCTTAGTAGTACGCAGCCCGGCGGGGCACATGGTAGAGGTCGTCTTTCTCATCTGTATCTAATGAGATAAATCCGCCTTGTCGGTAGCGCAGCAATGCCTGCGTGGTCGTGTCAACATAGTCGTCGTGTTCGCCAACAGGGAAAGCTGCTATTTCTTCTATCACCTCACGCGCCCAGCGCGTATCTGGTGCCCAGATTTTACCGCTGCTGAATAAATCAGCAACCGCATTGAGACGCACCATCTTATCGTTTCCGCGACTCGGTGTAAATTCTTGGACTGCGATACCTATTGCGCGTAGTTCTTGGATTAGGGGGGCACCCGCCGCCTTCTTCTCAACCACAAACGCATCAGGCTCCCATTCCATGTAATGTTTATATGCCACTTGCTTTAGTTCTGGGAAGGCCATTCGGTCCTTAAACGCATCCAGCAAGATAACCTGTGGAGAGTTGCCCTCTTCCTCGTTATAGAACACACCCCACGTCGTACAAGCTGAATAATCGGACTTATTCTTTGTCTCAAACGCCGTATCCCACGACTGAATGATGTAATCGCACGCAGGGGGCTCATCTTGGTCCCAAATACGCCACATTTTGCGTGAGACCAGCGCACTGTTCTCCGATGTGGGCTGCTGCATGTACTGCGCGTTCCAATACTGAGGGTCCAGCGAGGCTTTGGTAGCCTTTAACTGCTCCAACGGCCACTGATCGGGCCAGAGTGATTTTTCATCGTCGGTGTTTTCGTTAAGAATGGCGGGGAGCTCAACGATTTCCCACGGCACCGCCTCGGGGTTCTTGATCTGGTAGTCGATCAACCGTCCCGTAAGGTCCAAAAGGGACCATCGCGTCATAATAATGATGATTGCCCCGCCCGGCATCAGTCGCTGCAACGGGCCAGTCTGAAACCACGACCACGCCGTGTCGAAAGCCAGCCGAGAGTTGCTCTTTACATCTTGCTCAGAGTGTGGATCGTCAATGACAAACAGGTCGGCACCACGACCAGCAAGAGCACCACCCACACCAGCAGCATAATACTGCCCGCCAGCACTTGTAGACCATTTACCAGCAGCCTTCTGGTCGTCTGCCACCATTGTGCTCGGGAAAACCTCATGGTACTCCTCCGTATCAATCAAGTTACGTATCCGGCGTCCAAAATCTTCGGACAAACCCGCCGTGTGCGTGCCCATGATGATCTTCTTATTAGGGTATTTACCTAGAAAGTAGGCCGGGAACAAATAAGAGCTGAACTCAGACTTACCCATACGTGGCGCGATGTTGATAATCACCCGTTTTTTGCGGCCCTCAATCACGTCCGTGAAGATCTTAGCCAGTTTCTTGTGGTGCGGGCCTGTTTTAAACCCCGGGTACACCGCATTGGCAAACCCCAGCATGCTGTGATTAGCGGCCACCAAGCTGGCGCGCTTCTCCCGGACTTCTAAATCGTCCAGCAGCTCCATCTTTTCTTGGACCGACATGTGGGGCAGCGCCTTCATCAGCGCTTCTAGCTCCCGCTTAGTCAGCGTCGTCAGATTCTGTAGGTTCATCAGTTGCAGTTAGGGGTTCTTCAGGCTCGGATTCAATGTCGATCACATCAACAACGTTCATAAAACGGTTGAGTTTCTCTTTAATACGCTGCTCGATCTCTTCGTCAGAGGAGTCGATCTTCTTGACTTCAATTTTTTCGGTAAATAGCCCAACCTCTGTGACCTTGCCTAGCAGGCCCAACGCTTTCAGTCGGATGTTTGCATTGGAGCTTTGTGTCTCCTCAACAAGTTTAGCTACCGTATAGCCGCGTAATTCTTTTGCCTGTTGCACGAACTCCCAGTCGTATGCCGTGAGCATACCGGTGATGTGCCGTACCGCTTCTGGTGTCTTTAACTGCACCAGCTTCTGCTTTTGTTCTTTGTCCGGCGCTGCCGTGACCACTGAGTGAAACGCTTCTCGCGCTGTGGCGGTCTCAAGCTGCTCAATTATTTCGTCGTCAGTATCAACGCCGAGTTCCTGTAACCAGTCCGCTGTGGCAACTTGCGCCGCCAACACTTCATCCGCACCGGCTTTA